TCCCATTCCACTTCTATCTTTAGCTGTTCCATCAAAATTCCAATAACCTCTTAAATTATGAGGTCCTGACGTAGCGAAACTTGAAGAATATGCATAATCATATAATTGTCCATGTCCATCATCTCTTAAATCTACAGTTATATCTGTACTATCATCGAGAATTTTAATGGATTCTGGTTTTATTTCTTCACCAAAATATTGTTGTGGAATTGTTATAACATTTACTTTATTTCCCAACTGACGTGGGTTAATTGATCCCCAATCCTCTCTACCATGTGGCCATTTTTTATCCCAACTTGTAGCAGTGTATATAGGATATCTTACAGTTGTTGATCTTGGATTTGGAATTTCATCATATCGATAATATAAATTTCTAACAGAATAGTAAAGTGGTGTTTTATAAAATATTCCATCCTGAAACCATGTACTATAATGTTTCTTTTGACTTTGTGAAGCTTCATTAAACGCCCCATAACTTTGGGAATCTGCAGAACCTGTCATGAAATTATATCTACTTCCACTTATACCTTCAAGTCCATAAACTCCACTTCCACTATCATATTGAGTAAAAGTAAATTGCTTATAAGTTTTAAAAGCTTTTATTGATCTATCATCTGGTGATATATCTTTAAACATTTAAAAGCTCCTTAAAATTCTAATTTTACTTTTATTAATGCTTCAGTAGTTTGATCTTTTTTAAATGGTTGACTTAATTTTGCTACTGCTAATAACTCATTATTATCATTATAAAGTCCTACTGTAGTAATATAAGTAGTTGGTTCTGTTACAAAAAAGCTATTAACTAATTCAGCGTTATCTCCAGAAACATAAGATGGATTTTGACTATGATTATATTCATCAAAGGGTACTCTACAAAAATAAAATGAACTCCGTCTTACTTCCTCACGTCTTGATATAAATGAAGAACCACTTTTTATAGAATTAAACACTTTTCTATGATTATAATCATTAGAAGCTGCACTTGTTCCTACAGGTTCTATAAATGCAGTATTATCAAAAACAGTAGCTGAACCAGATGCCAATGTATTTGGATTCAGAAGGATGATACCTGTTTCTGGATAAAATAAACCATAAGACCCTGAATTAGTTGTTGTTGCAGTAGAGGATGCAGTTGTATGTATTCCATTTGCAAGTGAACCTGATACTACCCAAAATTCTCTTTTTGATTCTCCAATTGTTGGATTTGAAGTTGCACCACTACTGTCTATTAAAGTAATAGTATTGCCATCAACTCCACTACCACTTTGTAATTTTAATTCCCAATTACCTGGATCCATCTTTTCTCTATATCTTTCTCGATTTACAACAATAGCAAAAACATCATCACTATAATAATCTGTTCCTGAATCACCATGGAAATTAAATCGAGATGTTTGTGAAGGTAATAAAACTTGTCTCAACTGAGCATATACTGCTTTACTTGGATTTGTTTTTCCAACAGTAGTTCCACCTTCTGATCCTGAACCTAAATTATGTCCGTATGTTACCGCAAATTGAACATCGGTAGTTTGATCAGATGTAGAATGTACATCGTAATAATACTTTCCTGTATTTGAATCTTGAATTGAACCAGTAAAAAATGTGGTTAAAGTACCTGTACTATCTGACCACATAGCTTCAGCTATTACGCTGGCTATATTTTCTAATTTATCTTCAGCTTCAAATTCTTTAAATGCAGACATCTAAGGCTCCTCCTTAAAAGTCTAATCGAACTTTGATTACCGCTTCTCTATTTCTAGATTTTAATAGTGGTTGACTTAGTTTAGCAACTGCTAATAGTTCATTATTTTCATTATAAAGACCAACTGTCGTAATATACGACTTTGGATCTTGTATAAACGTAGCGTTTCTTATTTCTGCATTAGACCCTGTGTAATATGTTGGATTTTGACTCCAATTATATTCATCAGATCTAACTCTACAGAAATAATGAGAAGATTTTATTTGTTCTTCTCTACGTGCTTGAAAATATGCTCCTTGACTAATAGATGTGACTAAAACGGAAGCCGTGTCATCATTGACATCAGCAGTTCGACTGACTGTTAAACTTAATGGGGCTTGGGTTAATCTTTGTGCGTTTAGAACAATGATTCCAAGTTCAGGAAAAAAGAGTCCATAACTTCCATGAGTAGTACCTTCGGCTGTTGCTGTAGTATTAATCTCAGCTGAACCATCCGCTATTGAACCACTTACTATGTTAAAAACTCTCTGTGAAGATTTAATGGATGAATCTGCGGTTGCTCCACTATCATCTATTAATCTTATTCTATTTGCTCCTGTACCTAATCTTAATTCCCAGTTTCCAGGATCCAACTTTTCTCTATATCGTGCTCTATTAACGTTTACTGCAAAAAAGTCTGCACCTTCATAATTTCCAGATCCTTCAGGAAAAACAAATCTGGTTTCAGTTGCTGCATCCTTAATACAAACATTTCTAAACTGACGATAAATTGCCTTTGTTGGATTGTTTCCAGCTGATGTAGATAATGAACCACTTCCATCAAAATGACCATATGCTACTGCAAATTGTACTTGTCGTGTAGTATCACTTCCAGCTTTATCATATACATCATAATAATACCGACCACTACTTCCACTCTGTACAGAGCCCGTGTAAAAAGCAGTCAAAGTACCTGTCCCTCCAGACCAAACTGGAGAAGATATAGTACTTAGTATATTAGTCCTTTTATCATCCTCTTCTAATGGCGTATAAAAACTACTTTCTGGCATCTTTTATCTCCTTATTATCCTTTAAATAATGTAGATTTACATTATTATCATACGTTATATGTATAAATATGTTATTATTAAAAATCATCATATTTTATCCTTAATTAAATGTTCTCCACCGTGTAGGTAACGGTGCTTCCTGGAATCCACTTGGTTGTTGTGTTTTAGGTTCTCCAGGCTTTACTATAAATTCTTTAATGACCCATGTTGCACCCGATTTTAAACCAGTTACCTTTATACTGGTAATTCGAGTGGTAGTAAGAGATCTAGCTGTTAATCTAATTCCCCTACCATATACAGTTTGTTCTTGTCCAGTTCCATCTGAACTTCCTTGTGCTACTTTTAATGGCATCTATCCTCTCCTTCCTCTACGTCCTCTTACTACTCTTGTTGGACGTGGTGGTCTTGTTCTACGTCTTGGAGTCGGTCTACTACGAGTACTTGACGGTCTACTCTCTGTACTTGGAGCTGGTCTACTCTTTGGACGTGGTTTAGGTTTAGGTTTAGCTGGTTTGGGTTTTGGAGTATACGGTTTACCAGGAGGCGGTTGTGCTCTCTTTTTAGTCTGTTGTTTTCTAGCTTCAGTTCGTTGTTTTTTCTGACGGTTTGCCGCTTCTTCTCTTTCCCTTTTTAATTTCCGTGCTAAATTTTGTTCTCCACGTCTTTTACGATCACCTTCTCGTTTTCGTTCTGCTGCAAGTGCTCTTCTTTCTGCATCTCTTTCTTTCTTTTGTCGTGCTGCTGTTGCTGCTCTATCTTTTGCTGCCCTTTCTTTACGACCTCGTTCAGCTGCGGCTGCTTTTGCTGCTGATTCTCTACCTCTACGTCTTCGTTCATTGTCTGCTGCTGCTTGTTTATTTCTTGCTTCTCTTTGTCTTCTTGCGTTATCTTTTGCTTCTCTTTTCATTCGAGCTGTTTCACGTGCTTGTCTTTCTCTTGCTCGTTTTTCTCTTGCTGCTTTTTCTCTTGCTGCTTTTGCGGCCGCCTCTCTTGCTGCTTTTGCCGCCGCCGCCTGTCTTGCTGCTGCTACTGCCTCTCTTTGTCTTTTTGCCGAAGCTGCTTCCCTTGCCAATCTTTCTCTTTCCACCCTTTCTCTTGCCAATCTAGCCGCTCGTTTTCTCTCTTCCTCTTGTTTCCTCAATAATTCTTGTCTTGCCGCTTCTACTCTTGCCACACGTTCTTTTTCTTTTTGAATTCTATCTAATCTTTTATTTTCAACATCTGTTCTTCTTTTTTCTAATCTTCTAACACGTGCTCTTTCATCTTTTTCTGTTTTTTCCAAAGCAGCTAATTTAGCGGCTGCCGCTTTACGAGTTTTAGTTCGTGCGTCACTAAGTTTTTTCTGTGCACCTTTTCTCCGTCTTTCCACTGCATCTGGTTTTTCTGTAATTGTAAGTGTTTTTGTTATAGTTTCAGAAAGTCCAAAATTATTAACTACTGTAAGTTGTATCAGTATTTCTTGTGCGTCTAATTCTCTAACCGTATAAGGTGAACCAGCTGGCATTTTTTCTTTTAATTTACGTGGAACTGGAAAACGATATTTAAAATCCTTTCCTTGTAATGACCTAACCACTTTACCTTCTTCTATAACTTTCCAATAACGTCCTGTGGTATAACAATCTACTGGATTTGAACTACTATCAATAAATCTAAAAGTTTGTCCATAATATACCGTATCAGTCCATCCACCATATCTACCTAATCCCGGTCCTTTCATATGAAAGTCAACTTCAGATGGTGGTTGTGGAGATTGGAAAACTTCTACTATACTTGTTTTAGTATCATACCCATGTTCATTTGCTAAATTTAAAATAACAATAAACCTTCCTGGTCTCTTATAAACATGAATTGGATTTGATTCAGCTGAAGTATTTCCATCTCCAAAATTCCAATGATAATTTAAATTTAATCGTCCACGTTCTCTAACATCAGAAAAATCTCCGAAATTTACAGTTAATGGAACATATCCAACTATCTCTGGATCTACTCGTTCATGTTTTGGTAAGGGACCTGGTATATAAGCCATTATCTATCTTTCCTAAGATTACGTCTTCTTGTTGCTCTCTGACTTTTCCGTCTTGATTCCTGATTTCTTCGTCTTGACCTACCACCAGTTGGACGAGTCTTTCTTGCTTTTCTGGTACGTTTTGGTCTTGACCTACCACCACCTCCAGTTGGTTTAGTTGGTCTTCCTCCAGGTCCAACAGGTCCAGTTTCAAAATTAGCTGCTCTAAGATTTGCTTCTATTTTCTTTCTAGCGTCTTGTAATGCTTTAAGTTCTTTTTCAAGTGCTTCAATGTCACCTTCACCACCACCAACTGCCGTATTTTTAAGTCTTTCTATATCTTCTTGTAATTTCTTTTCTAATTCTTTTCGTTGTTCAACTGCTTCTATCATTTCTAAACGAGCTTCTTCCATTTTTGCCAATTCTTCTTCACTAATAAATGGATTATCTACAGTAGGTGGTCTCCACTCTACAACAAGAGCATCACGTATATCTTCAATTCTTCTTGGATTAACAGCCTCAACTTGTTTAATATAAACATCAGATTGTCCCAAATTAGTCTTTACAGAAAATTCAATTTCTAATGTTCCAACTTCCTTAAATGGAAAATTTATAGATTTCTTAGTACTTGTTTCTGATAATACTTCATCTCCATTCCATATAAATTTCCATTGACGTTCACGGAGTACAGCTGCTGGTGAATATATTGTACGGTCTACAAAACCATATTCTGTACCAACAGGTACTTTATCAAGCCACCCAAATCCACCTTTAGGTAATCCTGTACCTACCATACCAAAATCAACTATTGGTTTACTATACTCATCTACACTTAATTCAAAATCTACTTGTGGTGCTAACCAAGGTTGTGTTACATCTACTAAATTATCATGTTCTATAACAAATTCATATTCTTCATCTTCATCGTAATTAAATGTTGTTGGAAAAATATCAACATAATCCCATTGTCCCTCTAATACAGTTTGTTTTCTTAATCCTACCAATAAAGGACCAAAAGTTGAAATTGGTGGTTGATCAGTTATTGCTGCACCCATCATATTTTTACCACTTATAAAACCCTCTAATATAGGCATGTTCTCAATAATTCTTCCTTCTAAATTTGCAGGTTGACTGTCATCCCATAATCCATAATCCACTTCATCGTCACTAAGAGAAAATTGAGTAATTATATAAGATTTTTCATCCTCTGCTGTACCTGATAACGCATTAGCTAAAATTTCTCTTCCTCTTTTTGTAAAAGTTGCGGTTACAGTTTGTGTTGTTTTATCTAAATATCCCATTAATCATTTCCCGATGATATTTTATATTGACCTGGATTATCGTCTGGCCAAACAGTACCATTTTTAAATATTTTATACCTTACACTTTCTGTATCAGTAATGTTAGGTTCAAATACAGGTTGATTATCTATAATTGTACCTAAAGGTTTTACATAATTTGAACCACTTGGTGTTTCATCCCATAACCCATAATCTATTTCATCATCACTAAGTGCAAACTTAGTAATGATATGTTCTCCGTTTTGGTTTTCACCAAATACGGCAGTTCTTAAATAATCTTTTCCTTTTTTAGTAAGAATAGCATCAAGTACCAGTGTGGTGTTATCTACAAATCCCATTTATCTGTCCTCTATTAAGGTGTATTATCAACATAATTAACTCTTACTGGAAAAACATAAATAGCTCCTGACATTTGGCCAGTTATAATAATAGATGTTTCTCTATATCCTTGTGCTGCTGTAATGGGTTGTGTTCCTATTGTTGCTACTCTCGAAAGAATTTTCTTACTTAATCTTCCTGATTCCTCTGTATAAATAGCTCCTGTCTCTGGAAGATTATCAAAAGTTCCATCTGGAGGTATTACTCCAGGTCTAATATCAATTACATTTTTATTTAATACCAAAAAACTATACTTTTCTGTTGCAAATGTTCCATCAGCTCCAATTGTACTTGGATTTATAGAATGGTTATTAAATGTCCATTGTGGACTACCATCTGCATTATATTCTGTATTTAGTGCATTACTACCAAGTAATGATGGTGGTGTTATATTACTAATATAAGGTAAAGCCTTAGTTCCATCTGGCATTGTAAATAATTTATATTTCATCACAACTTCAGGATCAACACAAGGTTCTAACATTGGTGTAGATTCTAAAACTGCACCATAATGATTTGATCCTAATGGATGTGCAGTATTCCACAATCCATAATCAATCTCATCATCTGCCAAAGCAAATTTAGTAATATTAAAATTGCCACTACTTTTAGAAAGATACTCTCTACCCTTCTTAGTCAATACTGCATTTAATATATAAGAGGTATTGTTTATAAATCCCATTTATAATCCTTATTATGTATTTTTGGGATTGTTAAATCCCATTATTAAATTAACTTGGTGAACCAGCTGTATACGTAATATTAACAGTAAACTCTTTAGTTGCCCCAGAAGTTTCTCCTGTGATAAGTAAAGAAGTTTTTGCTGGGGAAGAATTTTCTGCAATTCTTTTTGGATATACTCTAATTTTTCCTTCTTGATTTCCAAATTCGGCCCCTGCACTGCTTCTAAAAGTTCCAGATTGGTCTACTAAACATCCCGTAATGGTCTGTGAAATATGTTGAACTGTTTTTACATAAGGTAACCACAATTCATCCATAGTTCCAAGAGGAATTCTATTTTTAGGAAGTGCTGGTAAACCTGTAGATACGTTTACAGGAGCTATTACAGCAACAGTAGTATCTAACAAAGTCAATGTATATTCTTCGTTTAAATACCCTTCTTCAAAAATTGATCCAATTCCACCTTCTAAATCGATTGCTCCAAATCCAACATTTGGTGTATGTTGAACTCCAGCATCAACTCCCTGACCTAACTGAATGTTAGTAAAAAGATCACCACTCGGAACAGGACCAATTTGTATTCTGGTAGCCGCGTTATCATCAGAATACCATTTTAGTCCATTAAGAGCTGTTTGGGATCCAGCGGATTCAAATAATGAAGCCATAGCTCGAGTACCCTCAGATCTCGTTACAAGTTTATATTTCATAATTTCAGACGGATCATTAAATGGTTCTAATGCTGGTAATCCTTCGATTACAGCACCATAATAATCTGTTCCTTGAGCATGAGTGGTATCCCACAATCCATAGTCAATTTCATCATCACCAAGTGCAAACTTAGTAACGGTGAAATCTCCACCTCTAGATAGAATTTCTCTACCTTTTCTTGTTAGAATAGCATCTAAGACTCGCGTCGCGTTATTTAAATATCCCATTTTGTCTTTCTCCTTATTTCATGAATCTACTTGGAATTTTATTTTATAAGGTTGATAGTAATAAAACTTATTATTCTTCTTCACTTATAAATATAATCCTTTTTAATTTTTAACATTATTTGTTCTGTACATCTAATGGTGTGGATGGTGAATCCGTAGTTACCAATTTTGTAGGTGAAGTTACAGTTATTTCTACTGCAGGTGTATTATCGTCATATCTAAACGCATTATCTGTTACAGTAGTTTTTTCTGTTTGTATACACCCAAGATAAAAAAGTCTTTCCGTACCTACAAATTCATCCCACCTATTATCTAAATCTGTTGCCCTATAACTTGACGAATATGGTATATGTTTTGAAGCACTTAACGAAGATGAGTAAAAATATTCATTTTCTAAGTTAAACTCTGATAATACATTTTCTTCTACATTAGGTTGTACCACTTCTTCAAGAATTGACTTTACTGCTCCTTCCACAATAGTAGCATTATAATATTCAGTTCCATACCAACCACTATAATCAACATCTCCTATATTATATAATGATGGTGTTTCTAAAAGTGTTTTCATTACAAATGATCCAGTCTCATTAGCATTACGAGCTATAGTATCACTTGGTGCGTTATAAACACAGTCTCCCCATTTCCACTCTACTGCTGACCCAGTTTGACGTGTTTTTGGATTTAATCCAAACTCTCTATGTAAATTAACCTCCGTAAACATTTCTTGATAGATAGCAGATGCTGTAATATAAGAACCAGTTTCTTGAGTATGAAAATTAATCCCAAATGGATTAGTATAAGTAAGACTTGGTTCAAGTAGCGTATATTCAGAAGAAGCTGACACTACTGATCCAGTTTCATTAGTAATACTATTTACACCAAATGGATTACTAAAATTTAAATTTGACTCAAAATTAGGATATTCAGCACTTTCAGAAACATATTCAGTTATTACATCTATATTAGTTTCCCAATGACTTGGAATAAGATCCGGCTTATTTCCAATAATAACTTTATCCCTCTCCAAAATAGTTGGTTCAACTAATATTCCTATATTCGCATTTGCTCTAGCAGGAACTAAATCTCTAATCTGTCTATATAAAGAATTATCATAATATTTCAATAATCTTAAATAATCCCAAAAGTTATTTGGTCCTGAATATTTTTGCCAATATAAATTTCGTGCAGTTTTCAATCCTGTATACTGTTCGTTATATTGGTCACGTGGATCTCCAATATATTGGTCAAAATCAAGATTGGGCATTGAAGTTATAATATCTTCATCAATTACTGCGGAAGGTGAAAAGAATATTGCAACTTTATTTGAATCAATTGCTGCGTTATCATAAGCTGGAACTGTTATGCTTTCTTTAAATTTTAAAATAGGGTTATCTGCTTGTGTTTTATCTATTAGTGTATCAGTTTCAATTCTTAATTTATTAGATGTTCTACGAGAAGGACCTAAATTAGGAACTTTCATTTTTGATTCATCTACTACGGATGAAAAATGATCACCCATTATACTTGTATAATTATGTGGAACTGCTGATGATGTAAAAGATTGGTCTGCACTTACATCATTAAACCATTGATTTGCACCCACACTTAAATCTTTATTATCATCAAACGAATATCGAGTAACTAAATCTAAATAAGATGCGGATGGTGTATTACCATCAAATGCGATTGGTGCAGCTACATGATTATCAAATGAATCTTCATTTAATGGTGTTGTCCAATTTCTATATTCCATCATAGAACCACTTAATGATTCTCCGAAGTGACCAAACTCAGGTCCACCCAATGTAATTGTATCACCACTACCAGTCCATGATGAATTATATGAAGCTGATACTGCTCCCATTGAACCACTTATTAATAATTCATTATTAGATTCATATACAATTTTACTTCTACCTGCTTCATATTTTTTTGTATATAATGTATATACAACATCTTGAGTACTTGTATCACCTGTTAAAAAGTCTCCAGAACCAGATAAAGTTCTTGTCAACATTACAGACCAAAATTCTCCATCATATACAGGAAATTCTGATGATGAAATTTCTTGATATCCTTCACTACCACTTAACATAAAAGACACATAACCATATCTATCCGATTCATCATTGTCTTTTAATCTAATTGCCCAATCTTCATCCCTACGTACTAATACTTGATTTGAACCACTTGCCGCTGAAAATCTAAACTCTACAGTATCAGGATGTCTATCTGTAGGTGCATCTCCAAGTGTAACTGCTTCCCAAGTATCATTTTGAACATAAGTATTATTACTCGCCCCAAAGAACTTTAATGCCTTTGTAAACTTTCTACTTACAAAAGTATCTTGTGGTGCACCTGGTAATTTTGGGCCACCGTATTCTATTACTCGTAAAATACTTGATGGGATCCCATAACAATTTATTAATCCTTTTATAGCTCTTGTCGTTCCTTTAGTCTTTAAAAAGTACGGTATATTATTTAATACTCTACTCCATATTTCTCTTGATATATCTCTATCTGGAGTTAGAGAAAACTGCCACGGTTTTTCAGATCCAGTTTGTTCCATTCCAAACATATATCTTGGTAAAGACACTAAATCTTTTCCATCAAATACTTCCCAACCAAGTGATTGTGCTACATGATGTAATAAATCTTTTGCAATTCCTTCATTAAGTGCATCTCTCTTATCATGAACATCTGTCATTGCTTTAACAAATACCCAAATATCATCAAAGTAATGACCAACCATATCTATAAATTTTAAAAATACTTTATTTTCATCATCATCTTGAACAAACATTGGAAGATGACCACGTAATCTATTTTTATTTGCTATATCAAATTCGGAAGCTGAAACTAATTGATTTGAGTACCAAGTGGTAGCAACTGATTGTGATGTCCTATAATTTATATATGGACTTGAATACGTTCCTGATCCTCCTCGTTTTGGCCATGAGTTAGGATGAAATATACCAATAGATTCACTTGCATATGAAGAACTTGCCCCATACATATATTTTTCAAATTTATCAAAATTATTAATAGTTTCGCGACGTTGTTTTTCCCACCATTGAATTTGAACTAAAGAACCACTTACGGATGTGAATGGTGGATTATATTGAGTAGAACCAGAGATAAGTAAATAAGAACCTGCTCCAGGGTCTGCTACAACACCATGTATTCCAGTAGAACCACTACTTGTTCCAGCAAGAGAAGCACTTCTATCTGTATATTGTTCTATTAAATCTAATTTATATTTAAAATTTCTAACTCGTTGTTCAGCTGAACTAAAATGTATAAAATTTTCATATCGTTTATGATCTATATTAATATCCGCACTTAAACTTCCACTTAAAACTTCATCACCAATTTTTCCTTTTAATCCATCATCATCCGTTATTAAATGATCATAATTTTTAAATCGTGTAATTCCAGTTCCTATAGGACTATCAAGATTAAACCGTTCTGGTGGTCTAAGAACAGAATCACTTACCCATTCTTCTACAAATGGAATTAAAGTACAAGTTTCCTCTACAGGAGGAATCATTTCTTTAACAATAGTACAAAAATCTTGTTCCGCTACAGTACTTGGAAGTGGTTTATATAATTTATAAACTACTGAAAATGGATATTCAGGATAAGTAGTTTGATCAATTTTAAAATTAGTTATTAATTGAAGGTCATTAGGACCAGTTTTCAATAATTTACTTAAATCTTCACTTTTATCCATTGGATATTGAATAAACCATTTATCAAAATGTGCGTATGCATCTACTGCAAAATCATTACCATCATCATGACCAGCCTTTGCACCAAGTTCTTGGTAAGAATTTTTAAGAATAATCTGATTACCTTCTGCTTTTACAATCTCTCCTCTTAATGATCCATAGACAGGATTACTTTCAGCGAGTGATGAAGTATAATCAACATGAAAATCATGAAATGTTGTATAAGATTGTATATTAGAATCATTATTAATAATGTGTCCTCTTGTAGTTGCTAATTCACTATACCCATCCTTTAAAATAACAGTATTTTTATCTACAAAAGTATCAATTTCTACAACTAAATCATTAGTAGTTGGGGATTTTTCTACACTCGTAGTAGCTGTAGTTAATTGAATTTGAACATTTTCTACCCACAAAATTCCTTCAGGTCCTCGTTGACCATAAACATATAATACAACAATTTCATTTAAATTCCAATCATCATCTATTACTCCAGTATAACTAGCTTCTTCCCATTGTCCTACTTTAGCACATGGAACATATCTTAAAAATTCATGATCTCTATGGCCTTTTGCTGGATTAACTTCTCCTACCTCTCCCCAAACATGAGTACCAGAAGCCTTTGATTTGTGGTATAAACCAACATCTGCACCTTTACCTATTGTATCAGACTTTTGTCTCCATGTAACTGTAATACTATCTCCAACTTGAATTCCTTGTGCTGCAAAAGTATGTGGAAGTCTTTGTGAAATTCCCTGCCATCTATGAGTTATTTCAAGATTGTCATTACCAGTATAACCTCCTGTTTTATATAATCCTTGATAGTTTGTATGATTTGGTTTATTATATTGACTATTTTGATCAATAAATTTCATACAAGTGTCACCGAGCTCACCTTCACCTTGTACCCATTTTCCATGATGTCCTACCCAACCACTACGCCAATGTGACCTATTAGTTTTTGAAGCTTCACCACTATAATTAAAAGCATTAAATCCAGGAGTCCATCCTACAGGATTAACTGCGTCAGAATGTAAAACTGGATCCCAAAATCTCCAAATTTCATTTGTAACATTTATTGCAGGCTCCCATTCCCATGTCAAGGTTTGGTTAGATTCTACGTTGTCTCCCCATATCCACTCACTTGGGCCGTTAAAGAAGTACGGATGTACTGAACTCTTTCCCCATGGTGTTCCTGCTCCAATACCATAAGCTCTCCAACCTTGAGCAGATAATTCACCATTTTCTTCAGTTATATGCCAAATTCCTGGAGTAACTACTTCGGTTACTCCTCCTGAAGAAGCTATCTCATCCTCTCGTATAAGAGAATCTTGTCCATGACCATACTTTGGATGACGAGAAGATTTTGACGGGCGGGATCTTTTAGTATGATATTCTCCATCACCAGTTCTATAAGTTGCTCCCATATATCGTACAACTGCTATAAATGCAGCTGGACCACTTTGATTGGTAGCTTCAAGTCTTAATTTATCATTTGGTGTAAACGAATTAATTGTATGTACTTTAGCTTGTCTCCAATTATTGTGACTACCAACTTCAGTACTATTTCCTCCAGAATCTACTTTATATAAAGTATAAGAATTGTCACATTGTATCCTAATAGTAAGTACATTTACTCCAGTATTGGATCCTCCTACGTGATATGGACTATCTAGAAATTCTCCCTCATATCCATCTTCTTTAATATCTGTTGCAATTGGATTTGTTATAGGTATATCATCTATTACGGTTACTTCAGTTCCTTGAGTATATGCTTCATCTGTAACGAATGCATTTTTAATGGTAAGAATACCACTTTTACGTTCTCCATTAACATCAGCTGCCATAGTTGGTAAAAATCCATCATCATCAGTAGAAAATATTCCTTCAACTCTATCATCTTCTGCAAATGTAATTAGTCCAGTAATGGGAACTTCTTCTTCTTCAATTCTTTTTCCTATCATATAAGGTGTTGGTTGTCCAGTAGGACTTCCTGGTTCTATTTGAACATCAGTAAAATATCTATAACCTGATGTATTTCCAGTTCCATTAATCCATCCACCATTTCCATTATTTTGATAAGTATCCCATACCAATCCACCATTGTAACCAAGGATCCATGTTATTTCACTATTAGTGGCCGTAAATTTTTGGTACATTCTTTTCCAAAGTTGACCATCAATTACTTTTTCTTCAAGTTCTATACCATGTTCTGGATAATTAATAACATTTTGACTATTTTCTTGTATAAAGAAAATACCTTGATCTTTTAAACTATTCCAATCTTCTGTTACGGCAACCCAACAACTTAAAATATAAGTTTCATCAAGAATTAAATTAGGTACTTTCATTCTATATGAATTTGTATTAACTCCACCAACTGAAGTCATTCGTAGACAATATTTACTATGACCTGGATTTGAAAATTCAACTATTTCATTTACTCCATATGCATCTGGATTTATTAATTCAGAAATATGTTCCCCATCTTTAAAATCTCCATTCGATATTAAATTTTCAGATGGAGATACTACATCTTGTTCAACAGCTGGTGAATATCTTGATATTACTTCTGGAGTTTCTTGATAATCTATAATAAAAGCATCTCTTATAATAAGAGTTCCACCATTCATAGCTTCTGTTAAAGTTATATCATCTCCACCAACTATTGTAGTTGTATTACTATCTAAAAAAGTTATATGAGAGTTTCCAGTTACATCAGAAAAAGATAAACAAGTAAATCCTAATAATCTAAAATTTTCAAAATACTCTGGATCATTTATTGCTGGGTTAGGACGAATTCTTATTTCTGTTCGAGATGGTGATAGCTCTTGTATCCAAAATTTATCTTCTTGAACAAACAATTCAATTGGTTTTTGTGTAGTTTCTTCTTTTAATGGATTTTCTATTGTACCAGCATAAATTTTACCATCTGTATCTACAAAATATTCAGCTGTATAAATAGACTTATCAGATTTCTTTACTAATACAGTATTTGTTGAACCACCTAACTGTCTTAAAAAATTATATACTATTTTATAAGTTCCACGTTCATAACCAAGTCCTCTAACATGAGAACCAACATCTAATAAATTAGGTAATTTAGGTGGAGCAAAAGGAACTTCACCTGAAGCTAAATAATTATCATTAGTATCATATAGATGATAACAAATTATATCTGAAGCGAGTGTACCAAATGGTGCAATATTATCACCCTCATCTAAACCTTTTATTGCTACAAGAGGCAAATGTTTTGATGCTAATCGTGATAATTTATTAGTATTTGGATCAAGAGTTAATTGTTTTTTCTTTGGCATTAGAATTCCGTAAATTCTCTATCTATTATTTTATTAAGTTCTTCATTTTCCTCATAATCAAAATATCCCTTTTGCCAAAGAAGACGATGGTTTACAGGATAACTACTACCATCACTTCCTTCTCCTGGATTTATTCTTTCAAACAAAAGAATATTATTAGATTTAGCGTCTCGTAAAACTCCTTCACTAATTTTTCCAGCTTCTGTTCTTTTATTTATGAAGTTTAAATATTTAACTTCATCTTTTTTTGCCAATTCTTGATAAAACTCAAGATTTTTAAGTTCTTCTTTTGTATATGGCATCTCTTATCTCACTACTTTGAATGAATGGTCTTCATCAAAATATTGTACGGTTTCATTGGCAGTTCCACTACCACTTACAACTTTATAATGTATTCTATAAAATCTCTCTGATTGTAATCCGTCCATCCAAAAATTAAAATAATTCCCTGTCGAATCACAACTAACAATCGAACCCGTTCCAAACGGAACTATAACATCATCTGTATAAGCATCTTTAATAGAATAATATGTACTTCCACTTGGTAAATATTTTGCTGTTGTATATCCTGTACTATATCCAGTTGTACTATATGTTTTTTCAGGATATCTTTCTCTTCCAACAACTCTAAATTTTACCTTTGATTTTTCCTTATATTTAGGTCTTAATCCTCTCATATAAAGAACCATATCTTCTAAATTAGTAGATGAAAGTGCAGATAAAGAACCAGTAGCCCAAGTAGAATCATCCCAAACTACTTCTAATTTTGGTTGATAAACTGTATGAGTATCTCTACTGAAAAATGAAAAATTTCCGTACCTTACTGTATCTCCTTCTTCAACACTTGTATTATTATTACCTACACTACCACTTCTCTTTAACATAAATCCTTCATTTGGAACTGTACCGTGATACCATTTCCATACAATATCAGATACATCCATTCTTAAATCATCTGGTTCATGTGTAAAAGATTGAGTTGCTTCATATCCACTTCCACTATACCAAGTTCCACCTGATCCAGTTATACTTGCCCAATATGTTAATGAATCAGAATTATCTTTCCATCTCCAAGTTACTCCATCCCCAATTTGTGGATTACTATCACTTTTACCAGATCCCATATCCCACGATTGACTGACTGGATATCCGTATAATGTTTGTGATATATGTAATTGTGTTGAATTAGCATCATATAAATTTAAATGAAATTTTGTTTGTGAGCCTGACGGGATTAATCCTGATTCTATTGATTGAGAAATATAAGTTAAATCAAATTTAATTAATGCTCGAGATACATTTACTACTGTAGCATCAGCGTTCATATCTTTTCTTATCTCAATAATCTCATCAAGTCCAGTATTTCTACTTTGACTTGCTTCATATAATGTTGTGTCCTTGGATGCGTACTCAAAATAATGCATTAGATATCTCCTAATACTCTTCCCTTAATATCTTGATCGGGAAATTTAACTTCAAAGATTGATGGATCAACAGCTGGATAAACTACACCACTATAGGTTGCACTTTGAACATCATATATGTTATTAGAATAAGTTTGTCCAGAAACAGTTCCCCACTTATTTTCAATTATAATCAATTCATCTCTATTTTCAAGTGGTTTAACTATACTAGCAACTCCTTCTACTGCAACTACTTCAGATGCTATATTAGCTAAAACTATTGGTTGATTTATTTGCCATTTTTCAGTCTGAAAATAATTTTTTAATCTATCAACACAATTTAATAAAACTTGATTTTTATTAAATCCTTTTTTAGTAAATATTGCAAATTTAACACCAATATTACATATCCATGCATCTTTTAATTGAACGGCGTCTGTCATTATTCTATATTGATTTAAATAAGTTTTTATGTTTTCTTTAACTGCGTTATTCAAACCTACTAAATTTTTACCATTATCATATCCTAACATAAACATATTTAATGCTAATGGATTAGGTTGATAAGTTGGGTCTGCTTCATTTTGTCCTGCTGCTGCTACTTGTTCATCTTGTATCATATAAACTTTAGATATATTACCATATTTAGCTGGTAACGAATAAACACGAGTTATATAATCATCCTTTGTTACTGCCCTACCCTGTGCCTGAAAATAAGCACCTGCGTTTACTCGTACTTCCTCTATAGATTCTGCTCCACCACCTCCAGTTGCTGGATTTGGATTTGTTACTGCTACTGAATTTTTTGTAATAGCTTTTAAATTAGTATCTAATGTAAGAGAATTATCAAATTCAGAAGCAAGTAATGTAATATTATTAATTTGATTTGATGCTACGTTTCTGTATTTAAAAAGTTTGCTGGATCAAATGCCGTATCAAGAAAACTTGGTGTTCCTGGTAAATTAGAACCTACGTTTGATGGATTTGGAATGATTTCTTCGTCTGCTCCAGCTGCTACTCCAGAACCAAATCTCATTTCAGTTTTACCATCGGGTCTAATATAAGTTTTAAATCTTTTAGATGTCTTTACAACCTTTAATAAAAACGGTGCAAAATTTCTACCTTCAACTAAGTCTGGAGAATTTTTTGTAGTATTCTGAAAATCTGCATATACTGTATCTTGTGCTAAAAATGGAACTTCATACCAACTATTTCCATCACTATCTGTTATAGAAATAATTTCTAATACAGGACTATTTGCTAATACTATTCTTTTATATTTTTCTGCCGCTCCAAATGTATGATATTCAGTAGTAACTGTTCCACTTACCCCCTGTACTCGTTTCTTTAACAACCATTTTGTAATATTACTATCATCATCTACTTCAAAAATATCATCTTTTCTTGGACTTAATGAACTTGAATCACTAAATATAACATCTCCTGTTGTTCTAAAAACCGTACCATTAGTTGATGTAGCTTCCATTCCAGCTGGTACAGTAAGACAATAATCTTCGTCAGGCTGTCTTCTTTCATCTACTACGTTATTAGGATCTGCGGGTACGGTTTGGAATACATCAAAAGTTACAGTAGCTGGTGAAGCTAATCTTGGTTTATATCCGTATCCTTGTGCAATTTCATATATAGTTTTCTTTTCTTCTGCGAAAGATAACATACTTTCTTTAAATTGTTCATCTATATAATATGACAAAACATCTCCCACATAAGACGCCATTTCAATGAACATCATTCCTGGATCAGATTCATTAAAATCATTATATGTATTGGGAAAATATGTTTGTGCAAATTCTATTAAACTATCTCTAAAAGATGAAAAGTCTTTATTTAAATATTTTACGTCTCTACTAATTCCTTTTGTAGCCATTTACATTCTCCATTATTCCTTAACTATTGTCTCAAATTGATCGAAATTTACTGAAACAGATTCAAACCTATCAGGTTCAAAAGATAATCCAAAATCAATTGCTATATTAACTCTGTTTATATTATAATCTGGAACTGTAATTTCTATATTCTTAATGTTTATATAAGGTAACCACGTTGCCAGGGATTCTTTAATTGAATCCTCTAATATATCACTAAAATCTTCATTCATAGGTTCAAACAATATAGAATGTAACTGTGAACCAAATCCTGGTTGTCCAAGTCTTTCACCAGGGATTGTTTTAAATAAATTTATTATATTATACTTAGCCTGTTGAAGTGTACTTTTAGTTTGTTTAAAATATCCAGTATCAGAATATCCCATAGGAAGTTTTAATCCAATAAAAACATCAGGATTTAAATCTTTTTCTCTTGCTCCCACTTATATTCTCCTTTAATTTCCTATTGCTATGTAATTTAAATTAATAGTGGCTGATGCGGTATCATTCCTATTTGTTACAAACCCATTCTTATCATAAGATTTTGCTGTTATAGGATATCCATATTTTTCGTCAGTATTCCATCCCCCTGATAATTTATGATTAACAGATACAGAAAAACAATTATTTGGGAATGGTATAGGAAATGTTATAGTATGATCACCATCAGAATCACTTGTATCAATCCCCCATTGTAT